TCCTCTGCCGTATGTCGTTACGCTTGATCGTGGCACTGAAGAGGTTCTGGCGATCCGTCGCAATTGGGAAGAAAGCGACCAAAAGAAGCTCAAGCGACAGCACTTCGTCCAGTACACCTATATCCCTGGTTTTGGCGCTTATGGCCTGGGTTATATCCACCTTATTGGTGGTTATGCTCGCGCTGGCACTTCCATCATCCGCCAGTTGGTGGACGCAGGAACCCTGTCCAACCTGCCCGGTGGTCTGAAGAGCCGTGGTCTGAGGATTAAGGGAGATGACACTCCCATCGCTCCGGGCGAGTTCCGTGACGTAGACGTACCAAGTGGGTCGGTCAGGGACAACATCATGCCCCTGCCGTACAAGGAGCCGAGCCAAGTTTTGGCCGCGCTGCTCCAGCAAATTACGGAAGATGGCCGAAGGCTTGCAGCTATTGCTGACCTAAAGGTCAGTGATATGTCTGCCCAAGCTCCGGTTGGAACTACGCTGGCTATTCTTGAGCGTCAGTTGAAGACCATGAGCGCCGTGCAGGCTCGGGTCCACTCAAGCCTGCGCATGGAGTTCAAGCTCCTGAAGGAAATCATCCGTGACTTCCTGCCGCCTGACTACTCTTACACACCTGAGGGTGGTAACCGGTCAGTTAAACAAGCCGACTACGATTTAGTTGAGGTGATCCCGGTCAGCGACCCGAATGCGGCCACGATGGCGCAGCGGATCATGCAGTACCAAGCTGCATTACAACTTGCACAAGGCGCTCCGCAGATCTATGACCTTCCCCAGTTGCACCGGCAAATGCTGGAGGTTTTGGGGATCAAGAACGCCGAGAAGCTGGTACCGATTGAAGACGACCAGAAGCCGCGTGACCCCATCTCTGAGAACATGAGCTTCTTGACCGGCAAACCGACCAAGGCGTTTATCTATCAGGACCACGAGGCTCACATTGCTACCCACATGGCAATGATGCAAGACCCGATGGTGATGGGGATGATCGGGCAGTCACCTATGGCGCAGCAGGTTATGGGGGCAATCATGTCTCATAACGCAGAACATCTGGCCTTCTTGTACCGCCAAAAGGTTGAGGAGCAGCTTGGTGTGCCCATGACGGCACCTGATGCAGAGCTTGATGAACAAACCGAAGTGCAGTTGTCAAGGCTTGTGGCTCAGGCTTCTACCCAGCTAATGCAAGTAAACCAAGCCAATGCTCAACAGCAGCAGGCGCAACAGATGGCGCAGAACCCTCAGTTGCAAATGGCCCAGGCGGAACTGCAACTCAAGGCAGAAGAGCTTAAGCGCAAGGAAGCAGACAGCCAGCGTGACTTCCAGATCGCTCAAGGCAAGCTGCAAATTGAGCAAGCTCGTTTGGCTTTGGAGGCCAGGAAAAACCAAGGCGAAGACCCAAGGTTCAAGGCTGCAAAAGCAAAACAAGAGCTAATGCACAAAGAGCAAGTGCATCAACAAAAGTTGCGGCAACAAACTCAGCAACAGGCCATAAAGGCTATGCGTCAACAACCTAAACAGTAAGGATTAAATATGGCGACTACTGCGTTTGACGTAGTCATTAAGGAATTAGAGGAGCGCCGGGAGTCCATCGCCCAGGCGCTTATCTCAGGCTCGGCAAAAGATTTTGCTGAGTACAAATTCATGACGGGTGAGGTCCAGGGTCTCTCACGCGCTCATGCTTTTATAACCGACCTTGTGCGAAAGATGGAAAGAGACGACGATGAGTGAACTACTCCTGAGCGACGGTACTAGTACCACGGTACTCCCGGAAAGTGACGCAGAAAAGGCCCGACAGGTGCCTGATCCGGTGACCTATCACCTGCTTTGCATGCTTCCAAAAGCCGTGGATGAGTACGAAAGCGGCTTGGCAAAGGCTGGTCAGACCATGCACTTCGAAGAGGTGATGAGTCCCGTGCTGTTTGTCGCCAAGATGGGGCCAGACTGCTACAAAGATCCACTGCGGTTCCCAAGTGGCCCTTCCTGCAAGGTGGGGGACTTTATTCTTGTTCGCCCAAACACGGGTACGCGGTTGAAGATTCACGGCACTGAGTGGCGGATCATCAATGACGACAGTGTTGAAGCAGTTGTGCAAGACCCTCGCGGCGTTCAACGCGCATAAGGAGTAGTTCATGGACAAAGAAGAAATTGTTGCCAACGGAGTCACCGATGACTTTGCTTGGTATGAGCTGTCTCGTGCGCGTGAGCGTTTGAACGAAGTTACGGCTATTTTGCGCAACTTGGAAGATACGCTGAAAGCCCGTTCTCGTGAGGTTTCAAGCTACACAGGGTACCTTGAGCGCAAGGTTCGTATGCTTAAGCAAGAACAAGAACAAAAGAAGGAGGCCGTAAATGGTTAACGTAGAACGCGAAGAATTTAAGTTCCCCGATGAGACCCCCGTGTCCACCTCTGAAGAAAAGGTGGAGTACGAAGTCGAAGATGCCCCAGAGATTGAAGTCGTAGACGACACGCCGGAAGCCGACAAGGGCCGCAAGCCCATGAAGGAAGCTCCAGCAGAGGTCACCGACGACGAGCTTGAGCAGTATTCCGATGGCGTCAAGAAGCGCATTCAGCACTTCTCCAAGGGGTATCACGAAGAGCGCAGGGCCAAAGAGGCCGCGTTGCGTGAGCGCGAAGAAGCTCTGCGCCTTGCTCAGAATCTTGTTGAAGAGAACAAACGACTCCAGGGTAGTTTGGGTCAAGGCCAGCAGGCTTTGCTTGAACAAGCCAAAAAAGTTGTTGCAAACGAGGTAGAGCAGGCTAAGCAAAAATACAAACAAGCGTATGAGTCTGGAGATTCAGATGCACTTGTAGCGGCCCAAGAAGAGTTAACTACCGCCAAAATTAAATTTGAGCGGGTAAACAATTTTAAGCCGGCAGTTGCAAAGCCTGAAACTTCTGTGGTACAACCCGCTCCACGACCTGTTGAGCAGCCGGTTCAAGTCGATAACAAAGCCCGTGCGTGGCAAGATGCCAATCCGTGGTTTGGTTCAGACGATGAAATGACCGCAGTTGCTTTGACAGTTCACAAAAAACTTGTTGAAAGCGGGGTGGATACAACGAGTGACGAGTACTACGAGAAGATTAACTCTCGTGTACGGCAAATTTTCCCAGATGCGTTTTCCTCGGGAAAGACCGCAAAAAAGTCTTCAGTTGTAGCACCAGCAACACGCAGCACAGCGCCCAGAAAGATCGTGCTGACACAATCACAAGTGAATATCGCCAAGCGGCTTGGGGTTCCTCTGGAACTCTACGCTAAGCAGGTTGCGGAAGGAATGAGGAAACAAAATGGCTGAGTCGAACCGTCTTGCTCGTGAATTGGACACCCGCGCTAAGGCTGAACGCCCAAAGCAGTGGATGCCTCCCCAACTCCTGCCCGATCCGAATCCGGAACCAGGGTATGCTTTTCGTTGGATTCGCGTCAGCACTCTCGGGAATAACGACCCGATGAATGTTTCTTCAAAACTCCGCGAGGGCTGGGAGCCCGTAAAGGCAAGTGATCATCCGGAAATTCAACTAATGGGCACCGGCTCCGGCAGGTTCCCAGACAGTATCGAAATCGGTGGTCTCCTGCTTTGCAAAACACCAAAGGAGTTCACTGAACAGCGTAACACCTACTTTCAGCGTCAAGCTGATGGGCAAATGCAATCAGTGGACAACAGTTTCATGCGCGAGAATGACCCTCGGATGCCTCTGTTCAAGGAGCGCCGCTCGGAGGTTTCGTTCGGACGCGGTTCTTAATTCAAGGAGTCTTAAATGGCTTACCCAACTGTTGACAGGCCTTACGGGCTAAAGCCGATCAATTTGATCGGTGGTCAGCCTTTTGCGGGCTCAACCCGCGAACTTCCCATTCAGTATGCCTACGCAACGGACATCTTCTACGGTGACTTCGTTGTGTTGTCGCGTGGTTTCATTACTCGGGCGTCGGTCTCCACCGGCACGGGCGTGAACCAAGTGACGGGCATTTTTGTTGGTGTTTCGTACACCGACCCAGTGACCAAGCAGAAGCGTTTCAGCCAGTATTGGCCCGCTTCGACGCTGGCTGGTGATGCGCTGGCTTACGTGGTTGACGATCCTGACACGGTGTTCCGCGCCGCCGTCTGCT